TGCAAGATTCAGAATCAGCTGGTGCTGAGTCCAGCGAATTGGCCATCAAAAGCATGTGCCCTGGTGTGGATTTGACTGGCATAGAAACTCGTGACATCAAGCGTGTGGGCGAAGGCAGCCGCTATCGCACCTATGTGCTGGTGGCCTTGCCCACTGGTGCTGCCAACACTTTGCAAGGCCGCAAAGACAAACTCATGCTGGACAAACGTGCTGAAAAACGCAGTAAAGAAGCGTTCAAAGAGCTGGATCAAAACGCTCAGTAAACGGCGTATAAATAAAAGCGGCCTTCGGGCCGCTTTTCTCACTTTATATGACCACAGAAACCGAAACTACACAAACTCACAGTCAGGCTCTGCAAGAAAATGGCATGTATGTTTTCATGGGCGAAGTCAACGACGAAAACATCTGCCCCATAGTGGAATGGATCTTGCATGAGAACTTTGTGGTCAAGAAAAAGCGCAAAGAACTGCTGTTGATGATCTGCTCGGAAGGTGGCGACATGGGTGCTGCCTTTGCCTTGATAGATGTCATGCGGAGCAGTATGATACCCGTTAAAACTGTAGGCTTGGGTATGATAGCCAGTGCAGGCTTGTTGATCTTCATCTCTGGCACTCCCGGCAGACGTGTGCTCACACCCAATACCAGTATCCTGAGCCATCAATTCAGTTGGAGCAATGAAGGCAAGGCACATGAACTGTTTGCCACCATGCGTGAATTTGAACTAACACAGCAACGCATGTCAGCTCACTATCAATTGTGTACAGGGTTATCGGAAGAAATGATCAAAAAGCACTTGTTGCCACCACATGACATTTGGCTAAGTGCAACAGAAGCCCTGAGTCTGCATGTGTGTGACCACATTTCAGAACTGGCACGTTAACGACTACGGCGTTCTCTGCCCAGCACATCGGCACTCATCTTGGGTTCTGACTTAGCTTTGGCTGCTCGTGCTCCGGGACCTGTAAGCCGTTTATCAGCCACAGTATCTAAATCATCTGAGTCTATGTTTGCAGTATCTGTACTTGGACTAGACGTACTGCCAATCTCAATTTTTTCACTTTCTTTGCCTGGACTGATCTCCACACTGAGTTTGCCTTTTTTAGGATCAGCGGCTGACCCTTTGGTTTTGAGTTTTACATTGCCGTTGAGTTTGGCAGGCCAGAATGCTTGTGTGACCAATCTACCGCCTTTGACATTGCTGTACAACTGAATAAAGTTATAACCCAAACTTTCAATCAATGCTTCTCTGAGATTTGGCACAGCTGAGCCTTTGTTCACAGCTTTGATAATATCAGTAGTCACAGCATACCAGGCCTTGCCGCCATCGGTGTTGTCTGATTGTATAACCTCAGGAGACAATCGTTTGTAAAAAACATTCATTATATTTTTGGATATGGCAAGGTCGGATTTCACTGTGGATTCCAACTGCGATACCAACTCAGCACTGAATGGCAACAATGATTCGTATTCTTTTGGCACGTTGTCAGGATTGACCAGATACATGGCATTAAGCATGGCAAAGGGCTGAGCGTAAGTGCTGACACTGGGATCTTGAGCACTGTCCAAGAACTTGGCTGCTTCAGGATACTTTTCTCTCACATCATCTGGCAGCTTCATTGAAGTTAGACTAGGCGGAGCACCTTTGCCCGCTGCCTTGCTGGAAATTTTTATTGAGTGTCCGTTTGCGTCATTGGTCACACTGAAACTGTCTGCCAGGGGGTTGCTCACACTCTTGGGAAAATACATGATCATGCTGCCAAGGTCGGTACCGATGAAGTTGTCAAAATCTTCTCTATTGCCTTGTTTGAATGGAACAATTCCAGAAATCAAACCCAGCACCCCAAGATACTCGGACGCATACAACTCAATGGCCTTGATTTCTTGTGCGCTTAAATCTGGAGGAAATTGTGGAACCTGACCTTCTGTGATTTGTTTGGCCATGTAAATTACTGCGTCACCAATTTTACCCAATTTCTTTATTTGTGGACTGTCAGCAATGGCACTGTACATGTCAATGGCTGGAAAACCACCAGCAGTCATCACTGCCTCAATGCTGTTGCCAAAGTCGGCAACATCTGCATCATCCGTGTCAAATATATCTGAACCTTTGAGCTTGATATTTTCTGCTTCCTTGCTGCCAAACTCCACAGTTTTTTGCAAGTCAGTATTTTTCACAGTTTCACCATCTGTGGTACGCATAACAATGGTACCTTTGGGGCCTGTGGCCAACCAGGCTTGCACAAGGCTGGCATCACCGCGATTGATTGTTACTGGTGTGCCATCTGTTTTGACAAATGGGCTGCCTGTTTTGACTTTTTGCAAAAACAGTTCCTGTCTAGTGTAAGGTTTGTTGGTTTTGGGATTTACAACCCCTGACAGTTTTTTAGCAGGTATTTCGCCTGCAGCCAAGTTAGCCTCTAGCAGTAGGTTATCGAGTAAATTGAGCAAGTCGCGCATTGGTGTTTTCCAAGAATTATGCTATACTTATGCAATCAACAAGGAGACCCTGTGCCAAATTTAGTACCCATTGTTTTAGAAAACACCGCCAAAGGCGAACGCAGTTATGACATCTACAGTCGCCTGCTCAAAGATCGTGTGATCATGCTGGACACAGAAGTAAGTGAACATTCGGCCAGTTTGATTGTGGCACAGTTGTTGTTTTTGGAAGCAGACAATCCTGACAAAGACATCAGTTTGTATATCAACAGCCCAGGCGGATCAGTCACAGCAGGCATGGCCATCTACGACACCATGCAGTTTATCAAGCCAGATGTGCATACCATTGTGATGGGGCAAGCCTGCTCCATGGGCAGTTTGTTGGCACAAGCAGGCAGTCCAGGCAAGCGTTTTATTCTGCCCAATGCTCGTCACATGATTCATCAGCCGTCAGGTGGCGCACGTGGTCAGGCCACAGACATGCTGATTCAAGTGGAAGAAATTCTTGCCATGAAGCGAAACTTAACAGATATATACGTCAAACACAATTCAGCAGGTAAGACCTTTGACGAGCTCACAGCAGACATGGAACGTGACAATTTCATGAGCGCACAACAAGCAGTTGACTATGGTCTTGCCGACAAGATCGTAGAGAACCGTGCCTGACCAAAAAATATTTTGCAACACACCATGGTACGAACTGCACATCTATTGGGATGGCAGTTTGGGTATCTGTTGTCAAGAGGACCATAAACTCTATCAGTCGAGCGAACAATACAACATTGCCACAATGACCATTGCTGACTGGTTCAACAGTGAACCAGTTCAGAATTTTAGACAACAAATTTTGGGCAATGCACCGGTCAGTGCATGCCGTAGATGCCAGCATGAGGAACAGTTGGGCGGAAATAGTCGTCGACTGAAAAGCAATCAAAAAAGTGCTATTTTTACTCAAGCCTTCTTGCCCAGCTTTGAACAAAGTCCCGGGCGAAAACATTTTGTTGCATCAGGTGTTACTACCACACATCCTGTGGACATACACATTGATCTTGGCAATTACTGTAACCTTGCTTGTAAAATGTGTGGTCCTCGGGCGTCAAGTGTGATTGCCAGTCAACAAGTGCAGTGGGGTATCAAATCCAGCAAGCAATATGTTGGTACTGATTGGACCAAAAACAAAACAGTATGGGACAATTTTTTAAATCAATTGTCAAATATCCCTGGTCTCAACAACATACATCTCATGGGCGGTGAAACATTGTTGAGCAACAGATTTGAGCAATTGGTAGACCATATGATTGCTAATCGTCAGTTTAATGTGTGTTTTAGTTTTGTGACCAATGGTACAATTTTCAAACCAGACTTGATGCAAAAATTGTCAAAATTTCGTCGAGTGGGAATTGAAGTCAGCATTGAGGCCCTGGATGATCACAATTCATATCAACGTCAAGGCACTGACACAGCACAGGTTTTAAAAAACATTGAACAATATCAATCATTTTGCAATGGATCATCGATCACATGCACAATTAGGCCGGCTGTGAGTTTGCTGACCATTGGTTATCTGCCAGACCTATTGCAATATTGTTTAGACAAACAGTTGGTGATCAAAAGTTTGATAGTCACGGACCCAGAGTTCTTAGATCCAAAAATATTGCCTCAGGCTGTGAAAGATCAATATCTCAAAAAATATCAATCTTTGTCTCAACAATTGCTTGAGGTACAATTGGTCAACGATTACAACGCCAGCGACCCAAACAATCATGCCATAGTTGTCAAAGAACACATTGAAATGTGTATGAATGTATTGAGCATTGCAACCGCCGATGATGTGCAACAACAATATCAAGCACTAGCAAAACATTGTCAAAAATGGGATCAAATTTATGGATATGATGCTAGAAAACTGTATCCTGAATTGTCGATGATATGGGACCAGTATGACTACTGAATACCCAGTTAAGATGACAGTGACTCTAGAACCTGTGCAATCACCGTTTGTCACAGTCACAGCAGGAAAAATTACTCACACACAACAATTGCTGACAACAACCAGTTTTGATTTTGACTTTGTGGCCTCAGACCGAGCAGTATTGACAGTTGAACATCACGGCAAGTTGGATTCGGATGTTGACACTGCTGTGATAGTTCAAAGCATTGAATTTTACGGAATTTGTGATCCACGATTTATCTGGGCCGGAACATACTATCCTGTGTACCCCGGACATTATCCAGATCAAAAATCCAAGTTACCCGGACAAGGATATCTGGGCTGGAACGGCACTTATGTTTTGGAATTTCAAGTGCCGGTGTTCTCTTGGATACATCAAGTGCAATATCTAGGCTGGCTGTATCAGTAGTAAAAGCGTTGAGCGTTGATGTAAGCGCGAGCTTGACGTTCGCGGTTGGCAATGAATGCCTCAAACAGTTGTTTCAAATATTTCATACTATACCTCTTTGACGATCTTGATAGTACTGACGTTCCATCATTTCAACGTCAGCGGTGTTTTGTGGGTGGCGGGTGGCAATATACTGTTCCAGTCTGCTTTGATAGTTGTTGCCGGGGAACAATCCAGCCAGGCGTTTTAGTAAATTTTCTAACATGTTTTTCCTCTGTATTCGTACTAATATTTATCTCATGGTTTCTACTGAGTACTACTTTGGTACTACTTTTTGGGTGGTTGACCAATAATTCCCAAAGTGCTATAATTGTGGCATACAAACAAACAAAGGAGTATTGTATGAATCTCAAAGTCAAAGCAGCCGCAATCATGGCAGGTATTTTTGCAGGCACCATCG